GGAAGCCGGTGCCGCCACCGACCACATCCTTCGCATACAGTTCCATCGTCTTGTAGGTGTGATTCACTACAACCATCGGGATGTCCTTGAGGGTCAGGTGGGGCGTGACCATGCGGAAGAGCGACTTGATCTGCTTCGCACGGGTCATGTCGGCGACCGCCTTCTGGTCAAGTGCGTCCTCCACTTCCTTCTTGGATGCGAGGTTTCCGATGGAGTCAATCAGGATGATGACCCGCTCGCCACGCTCAATGTCCTTCAACTGGTTCATGATGTCAAACTTCAGTTCCTCCACATCCTTGACGGGAGTGTGGATGACCCGCTTCATGTCAATGCCGAAGGTCTCAAAGTAGTTGATGGGAGTGCCGAACTCGGAGTCGTAGAACAGGATGACGGCATCCTTGTACTTCTCCGTGTACGCCTTCGCCATGAGCAGCGAGAACAGGCTCTTGAAGTGCTTGCTCGGTCCCGCCCACATGGTGATGCCGGGGACGAAGCCTCCATCCAGCCGTCCCGACAGGGCGACATTGATGGCAGGGACGGTTGTGGGAATCATGTCCTTCTTGTTGAAGAACTTGGACGAAAAGAGGATCTCCGTGTCTTTGATGGTGGAGTTCTTCTTCAACTTGTCTATCAGACTCATGGTGTAAACCTCACGGGGTTATGTAGGGGCTATCTTACAGCAAGACCTCTGGCTTGTCAAACAAATCCTTCCCATACTCACAGATTTCCTCAAATGTCTCGTACTTGAATCCTGATGTATTCAGGGTCGCAAGGATATCATTCAGTTCCATGCGCGTCACATACAGGCGTGCGTGCGTACCCGCGTGTGCGGGCGCGTCCCCGTGCGCGCGGATGTCGTGCATGACGAAACTGATTCCTTTGTTTGCCTTTGCGGTTTCCGCAAGACCCGCCAGCACGCCCGGCAACTTTCCCCTACGAAGACGATACTCTCGGGTGACTTCGTTGCCCTTAAGACGGTCGGGCTTGAAGAACATCCGTCCGTCCTGATAATAATGACTTTCGTGTCCCGGTCGGACATAGCAGAAGAGGGGGCACACCCGACGATACAACTCCTCGTCAAAGTGGGACAGCGGGAAAGCGAAGTGTGTGGGCTTGAAACCGGCACTCGCCATCTCTTCCATGGCGGGTGCGACCTCGTCCTCAATGTACTTGTCTATGTTGTACATCCGGGAATAGGAAAGGGCATCCCGGTGGGTCTTGCCGTGACACCCGATGACATGCCCATCCTCACGGAGTTCGGAGAGCATGTCCAGTTCCTTGTCGGTCAGCAGGTGGAACGAGTCCACATAGAAGGTGGCTTTCGCCTTGTGTTCCGCAAAGATGTCCCGTGCCGCGTGCCAACTCGATATGGAGTGGTCATCAAAGCAAAGATGGACATGCGGGTATTCTATCTTCTGGCTCATATCAAATCATCTCCGTGTATTTATGGTCAGCCGAATAGGCTGTCAAGGCTGCTCTTCTCTTCCACGCTCCACCCGATGGTATCAAGGATGGTCTTCAGGGGTTCAACGAAAGACTTGTCAAACTGGATGTCATAGTCTATGAAACCCTCAAGACCGAACTCGGGAGGCAACTTGTTGAGGTATGAAATAACCCTTTGGCGAACGGGGTTCGGCTCCTTGAGGTAGACGAACTTAACCTTCTCGCCCTCGCGAATCATCTGGTAGGACTTGGACAGCGACTTCTTTCGTATCAGGTGGTTGTAGATGAGCGCACCCTTCACAGCGATGGGTGTGGCTTTCTTGTAGATGCCAGCCGCATCGTGATACTTGTCCATGTGCGAGCAACCGCGAGGGAAGGACACATCCTCAACAGGAAGCCCGGTGAACTCGTCCCGGAACTTGGCGACGAAAGAACGCATGTTCTCCTCGTCCTGCGTCATGATGATGCGAATGGCTTCCTTCAATCTTTTCCTTACGATGAGCGGGGTGGACGAGCGAGCCGTCTCAATCCCCATTATCTTCAGGTCGGGTTCGGCGACATACACATTGTCCTCGCCGAGATGCACCGCCAGCATGTATCTCTTCTTCGCAGTCCAGATGCCCTTGGCGGAGATGCACTCCCGCTTCATGGACATCTTGTTGTCGTATGCGTTCATCTTATCCGCGAGGTCCGCATACCACTTGTTGATCTTGGGCAGTATAACATCCGTGCAGCACTTGTCAAGGAACATGATTGTCTTCTTGGTTGGCTTGGTTCCCAACATCTTGTCCACAAGGCATCCCATCTTGAGATACACGGAATCGGTGTCGGAGGCAATTACAAAATCCTCAGTGACCCCGCACAATTTACTCAGTAGGGTGTTCAATCTGTCTTCCACCCACCGGATACTCAACTGCCCCGACACCGTGATGGCTTCCGCCATGTCAATGTTGTAGTAGCGGCAATACTGGTTTCCCAAAGCACCGAATGCGGAGTTGAGTTGCACCTTTCGCACCATCTGGAAGTTGTTGTACTTCGCGATGTCCTTCTTCGCCTGCTCAATCTCTTTCCGAGTCGCGTTGGGGTTGTTCTTCAGCCACCCCTTGATGTCAAGCATCTTCTTCTTGAACACCTTCCGCTGGTCATACATCGTGTCCATCAGTTCGGGAAGGAAGCCACGGATGTCCCTGCGATACATCGTGCCGTTGGCGGCGACCGACAGGTTTTTCTCCTTCGCCTTCCGAAGTTCCTCCTCAAGCACATCGTTCTTGCCCGTGATGAGGTCATCAACGGAGATGCCCTTGACCCTCTCCTTTACTAGCGTCTCCGGGCTGAGATTGTATTGCATGATGAGGTGAGGGTAGAGGCTGTCAAGGTCAAACGATGCGACCCAATCGTGACTGCCCACCTGCGGGTCTTTCACATACGCACCCTCAAACTGGTCATCCTTCTTGTTCCTGTCCTTCGGCGGGATGGTGATTCGCTTCGTGCGAAGGTAGTTGTAGATGATGCTGTCCCACATCCGCACCTGCGTGAAGACATCACCGAAGTTCCCGCGTGCGGAGTAGGCAAGACCCTGCGACAGTTCAATCAGCCGCAACTTGTCCTCCAGCCGCACGACGAGGTTCACATCGCGGATGTTGTATTCCACGAATCTGGCGAAGTCGTTGCGGTAAAACTCCGTGAGCGAGGCATGCTCCCCGTAGGAAACCTTGCCCTCGCCCAATTCCTGCGATGCGATGAAGTCAAGCCGATAGGACTCCTGCGGCGTGAAGGTAAACTTCTTGTAGAGGTCAATGTAGTCAAGGATGGCGATGCCGTTGATGAAATATGCGATGCTTGACTGACCCATCGCGTTGACCGCACCCTTTCGCTCACGGACATCCTGCCAAGGCGACAGCCGCATCGCCACCTTCTTCCCCAGCACCCGCTCAATGCGTCGGTAGAGGTAAGGCACATCAAAGAACACCACATTCCATCCCGTCAGGATGTCCGGGTCAAGCCGTTCCCAAGTGTCAAGGAACGAGTGGAGCATCTTCGCCTCGTCATCAAACGAGTGACACTCCACATCGTCGGCGGAAAACTCACCCAATGCGAATGTATGGGTCTTGCCCTGTAGGTGGACGGTGATCACATTGATGCGTTCCTCGGGGTCATCCACGCTCGGGAACCCGTCCTCGCTCTCGCACTCAATGTCTATGAAAGCGACACGGATGAGCGATGGGTCGTACTCCAGTTCTCCCTCGCTGCCGTAGGTCTCCGCGATGAATTGATACTGCGGGTCAATCTGCCCATAGATGCGGAAGCCCTCCACATCGGAATACTTCTCCGCGAAGAGATGGGCTTCGTAGGAGTTCTCAAAGTCCACCGGCTCGACCTTGATGCCGTCAATCGTTGTCCAGCAATCGGGCTTCGGCTTCTTCGTCGGGACATAGAGCGTCGGTCGGAAGTTCACCGATTCATGGACACGCCGTCCGCTTGCGTCGTAGCCACGATGGAGGATACGACTCCCCTTCATCGTTACATCGGTGTAGAATGGTTTCATGTGAATAGTTCGGTCAGGGTTTCCGGCACTTGCTGTCTGATGCGTTCCTCGGACAACTTGATGTACTCGGGGTTCAACTCAATGCCGATGTAGCGTCTTTGGTTCTTCAAGGCAACTACGCCTGTCGTTGCCGCTCCGTTGAAGGGGTCAAGGACAGTTCCATCTTTAGGACACCCCGCAAGGACACAGGGAACGATAAGGTCTTCGGGGAAGGTGGCGAAGTGTGCCCCCTTGAATGGCTTGGTGGTCACGGTCCATACGCTGCGACGATTTCTCTTTTCGCTACCCGTGAAGATGCTGCCATCGCTGTGCTTGACTCCCTCTCCGTATTTGTTGCCTCCAACTTTATCGGCTCTCACCCTTCCAGATTGAACGGAATCCTCCTTGATTGCCTCATGGTCAAAGAAGTATCGCGGCGACTTGGACAGGAGGAAGATGTATTCGTGTGCCTTGGTGCATCTATCAGTCACGCTTTCCGGCATCGGGTTTGGCTTGTGCCAGATGATGTCCTGACGGAGATACCAGCCGTCTGCCTGTAGAGCAAACGCAACCCGCCACGGGATGCCCACCAAGTCCTTGTGCTTCAGCCCAATCGCACTGGCGTTCCTGTGCGCGTGCGTGCTCCCGTGCCCGCGATGGGCATCCTCGTCTCCCTTGCCCCCGACCCCGCCCGCAAGGGTCTCCGCTGGCATTGCCGTGCCGCCTCTCTGTGCGGCATAACTGTCACCCAAGTTGAGCCAGAGCGTGCCATCATCACGCAACACCCGTCGCACCTCGCGGAAGACCTCCACCATCTGCTTCACATACTCGTCCGGTGTCTGTTCCAAGCCGATCTGTGAGTCCTTCCGCTTCGCACCGCACTTGCCACAGACCGAATCAAAGTAGTAACCATCAATCTTGGTGGCTTCCCTGCTCGGTCGGTTCTTGTTGAATTCGGCATTGCCAAACTTCTTGGTCTTCGTGGGGTCCGCCACATGGTCACACTTCGGGTCTCCTCCCTCCCAAGTGGATGTCCCGTAGTCACGCAAGCCGAAGTAGGGCGGCGAAGTGATACAAGTATGGACAGAGCAATCCGGAAGCGTCTTAAGCATCTCCCGGCAGTCGCCCTGTAGGATGGTGTATTTCTTGTCGCTCATAGGTCATAGGTGCTTTCTTACCTTGTTCCAGTAGGCGGTGGTATTGTCCCACGCCTTCGTCCCCCGCTTCTTGAGGATGTTGCAGCCCCCGTTGTGGATGCGTGCAAGTTGCTCAAGGGTGGCGTTCGGAGGGGCATAGCGGGACATGTATGCAATGACTACCCTGCGAGCATAGACAGGGTCAAAGCAGTCATTGTAGGTTCCGCCAAGCGTCTTGTCAAACGCCACCGCGTCCTTCCAGTAGGAACGGTGAATCTGAAAGGCACCAATAGCCTTGCCGCCATCACCGACAGCCTTTGGATTCCCTCCGGACTCAACCTGCACGATTGCGTCAAGAAGATTCTCGGGTATCTTTGACATACCCGATTGAGTCGTAGTAAGGACCGATGTTGTATACTGTCGCGGTTGATGTGTGGTTGGCGACAGGAGAAGCGGAAATAGCAACATCACCGGAACGAGAATCATTCTTCTTTCCTTGTAGGTAAGAGTAGAAAAGGACCGCATAGTTGATGAGGTCAAGGCAGGTGTCTTCCACGCTCTCGTCCTTGACCATGAGGGTTCCCGATTCGGCGAAAGACGATAGTCGGGACATCTTGTCCGTCATGCGGACGAGCATCCCGGCTTCGGTCTTGCAGATTCCCATCGCCTCGCATCGGGTGAAGTTGGCGAAAGGTTCCTCTCCGCTCCGCCCCGCATAGTCTGCATTCTTCTTCTGCATCAGGCTGAACGCCTTCATACAAAGTGCCTGGTGATTCTGTAGCAGTTCTTCTCGGTTCATTGTCAAGCCTTTCCTGTTGAGCCAAAGCCCCCGTCACGGTCGGTCTTGAGGGCGATGGGTTCGGTTCTCTGTTCAAAGGAGCAGGGGATTCTCTCTACGAGTTCCCCTTGGCAAATCCGGTCGCCGTGGCTGATCCGAATGTTCACCTTGGTGGTGTTCGTCACGGGAATCATCAACTGCTGGACATAGTCCGAATCAATGACACCCTCGCAGTTGGAAAGCATGAGTCCACCCTTGACGGCAAGACCCGACCGCATGTGAAGTCGGACGGAGTATCCTTCCGGGATGTCAAGGACAAGTTGAGTGGGGAGCAGGGCACGATCTCCGGGATAGAGAATCATGCTGGCGAGTCCACCGTTCTCCGAAGGGTTCTCCGGGGGGAATGCCATCTGCTTGGATTGCTTGGAATCGGCTGACCAGACATCCACCGTCCGCTTGCCTGCGGGGAAGCACACGCGAACATCAAAGCACGCGGAGTGCTGTGTGGCATATGCCGGTTCAAATGCCTCGGGGTCCAACTTGTAGTAGCCAAGTGTCTGGCTTTTGTTCATAATATAAACCTCAATGTTCCGTCTATTATATCGTCAGTTCCCGTCCTCGTCAAGAGGCTTCTTTCGGATTCCGATGCGATATTTCGGGACCAACTCCCAATCTTTCTTTTCACTAAAAGGAAGAATCTTGAAATGGGAGATGGGGCAGGTCGGTTCCTTCGCATTTTGGGGATTCATAATCTTTACCAATCCCCACTGTTCCAGTAGGTTCGCGATGGTGTTGCGTCGTGCCCTGTCCGACTCCACGAAGTCGGATTCCAGCCCGTCCAGCATGAAGAGTTCCTTGAAGTGTACGATGTAGTACTTGCCCTTCTTGTGAAGTATATGACATGACTGGTAGAGTTTCCTCTCCGACTTGGAGGAGATTCCTATTCTCGTCAGGGTCTCTTTTACCTTCAGGAAATTATCCGGAGAAGGAAGGCTTACTTCTATGAATGATTCTATTAGTGGGTCCACAACTTTGTTTCCAAATGATATTGTAACGACCCACTATTTAGCGTTTGACCCGCCTTTAGACCCCTTCAATGCGGTTAACTGCTCCTCCGAAAGCAACGACAGGTACTCGCGTGCCTTCCTTCGGCTCACCTTGTAATGATCCATGATGACCGCGATATCCTGTTCCACGCTCTCTTCTTTCTTGATCCACTTGTCAAAACGCTTGCGACGGCGGACGGAGTGATAGAGATAGTCAAACTGCATCCGGTTGTCAAGCATGTACTGACAGTTCATCTCGTTGGCATACAAGATGGTGTCGGTGCTGAACGACAGGGAGCGGTTGACCATGAACGGAAGGTATTGCTTCTCGGAGTCCGGGACGGTGTCCATCGGGTTTCCGGTCTTCTCGTTGATGGCTTTCACGAAATCAAACGGGGAGAGTTTCTTCATGGTCTGTCAATAGCGTCAATGGGTGAACCGTCTTCCGTGCTGATATCAATGATGAGACGCATCGGGATGTAGACCCACTTCCTCTTCTTGATGTCAAACACCGAGTGGAGGTAGAACTGGTCGTAGGCATTTGACCCGTGATAGCGGTCAATCAAAGGGGCTTCCACATACTCAGGTGTGACCACGCAGATGCGGTGGGCGATCTTCGTCTTCACGATCTTGCCGTCGATGTCCTCATACTTGATGTCGAGGTGGTTAGGATACACGGCTTCCATGATGGAGTCAAGCCAGTCGGCAAGCATGATGTCGGTCATTCCGGTCACTTCAAAGTATGAACCGAATCCGCCGTTGCCGGTCTGGTCTGAATGCCGCTTCGCCACCTTCATGGAGAAGTATGACTTGCGGTCACGAAGGAACGCCTGCCGGGCGTTGTCACACTCCTTCATGAACTCCTCATAGGAATACTTCTTCCCCAGTTCCTTGTTGATTTTCGTGACCTTCTCCAACTCATCGTCCGTGATGAGTGCTGACAGGAGCATGATCTTCTCGATAGGACTGGCATCTTCCGCATCCGCACCCTTGCGTATGCCGTCAAGACTGTCCCAGAACTTGGGATTGATCTCGGTGGTAAGCGAGGAACGGAAGTCCCTCACATAACCATCAATGTCGTACTTCTTGCCGATCTCATGGATGGCAATTGAAAGGTCTCCGAGGCTCTTCACGACCATAGCAGCCCCCCTTCTTTTCGGGAGGTATTTAGGTCTTGAAGGCACATTCTGCCGCCAATGAAACGCAGCAGGCGGCGAGATTGATCTCTTGGTCGGCGGCAAACGCAGCCCTGTGTTGATATTCAGCCAGAGTAAGGATTGCTTGAGGAATAGATGAAGGAACGAGGGAATCGAGCAGAGCGTCGTAGATGCTGCGGAAAACATGTGCCGTATCCCGGTCAGAGTTGTCCACGACCCACTTCCGGATATCGCCGAAGTTCTTGGACTTGAGAGCCTTGATGAGGGTGTCCATCCCGAGGTCGGGGGCGACAAGGATTCCCGCATCAATCGTTCCCGAGATGGAGTACCGCTGGATCTCGTTGAGGACTCGCCGGAAGTCGGGGAAGTACTTGACGATGAGTTGTGCGAGGACGGCTGGTTCATACTTCACCTCTTCCTTCTTAAGAATCTCCTCCAACCGAGCATGGAATCCCTTCGCCATCTTCGCCTTTTCCTTCGGCGGGATCTTGAAGTCAATCACCGTACATCGGGAGTGGAGCGGTTCAATGATGCGATGCTTGAAGTTACAGGTGAGTATGAAACGGCAGTTGCCCGAGAACTCTTCAATGAATCCTCTCAATGCAGGTTGAGTGGTAGACGGATTCAGGTAGTCAGCCTCGTCAAGGATGACCACCTTGTGTCCCCCTGCGAGTGAGACCGACGATGCGAACTGCCGGATTCTCGTCCGCAGGGTATCAATGCCACCGTCTTCCGATGCATTGATGAACATCATGTCACGACCTAACTGCCCGCAAAGGGCGCGAGCCACGGTTGTCTTGCCGCAGCCCGCACCCCCGGACAGTATCATGTTCGGGATGTCACCCGACTTGAGGATGTCTCCGAATGTGTCTTTCAGGCTTTCCGGAAGGATGCACTCGTCAATCGTCCTCGGTCGGTACTTCTCGACCAGAAGTGCTTCTTCCATTGTCATCCCTTGTTGATGGTGCTGTCGGACTCAAGAGCGATCCAGTAAGTCACCGGACCCACGAACTTCACTACCTTCTTCTCCGCGAACGAAACATCGTAGTCTCCGGGGAGCAATCC